GGATCTTTTAGGGTCAATATTCTCATGGTAGTACCTTGTCCATTTCCTCAATCCACTTCGCCCTAGCATCTCCGTAGATCCCGGCTGCGTGTGGCATGAATCCGTCTGACTGTTTCTTATCCTTCGGGGTATTAATCTCCATCGCGTTCCATTCCCAACTCAGGAAACGAATGGAGTAACCGAGCATCCTGGCCCGGTAGTTGGTGAAAGTCTGCTCAGGGAATGCGAATGGTGCGTACACGAAATTGGCCCAGGCGCCTGCATGTTGCCTGTCGCAAACCATGACCCCGGTGTTGAAGTAACCCTGGGTCCACTTGACCGATCCGAGCATTGCCTGAGATAAGATCATCTCGTTTGCCCGGCCCCAATGTAGCTGGTCACCGTGAGGAGCGTCGGCACAGGCATAGAAGTGTCCCTGGGGAAAAGTCTCGAATGGGTTTACGCACTCGCGCGAGATCAATACATCGCTGTCGACAAACAGAGTCCTGTCAGCATTCTGCACCGCGTCGACCAGTGACATTTTGGCTAGCAGTCCGATCGGCTTCTCTGGCCTAATGACTACAAGATTTGCGTCCCACCGCTTAGACGATTCTTCCATCCTTGGCAGGGAATGTTTCTCAAACCATTCCGGCAACTGGCAACTAACTGTTACTATTTGCCTCTTCATGAATACCCGCCTCCTTGATTGCTTTCTTCAGCCCCTCCGGGATGATTGTTAGCTTCCCGCCAGAATCAAAAATATCTCCGTTGGAAGTCACCGCGTAGTACCTTTCGCCCCACTGGACGAAGATCATGTTGACTTCCTTTCATCCATGAATCTCTGGATGATCTGATGCAGCCGATAGTTTTCCCATGACAGATACTCCATGATGCGCTCCATCCTGGTCGACTCGTCCTTGTGGAGGAACACTGCGAGAGGGTCCTCCCAGGTCGTTGTCTTCGGGCCGATATGGATGCTGGTACTATTTGTCGTCACGGATTTTGTCAATTTTCTCGACCGTGATCATGGTCACCCAAACCAATGGCGCAAGCACAATCACGATAGTTGTGATTAATCCGATTAAAAATATCAACTCAATGATGTGCCCAGCCATTACCGTATCTTCCCTTCCTTGGCCTTGTAGAGTGTGAACACGGCCCGGACCAGTGCTCGCTCTAGGTGGTCGATGCATGTCTCGCCGGAAGCGTCCGGAGAAGACGTGTTGCCATCGATCTGTTGCATCGCTCGGGTCATGTGGGCAATCGCCCGGTCGGAGTTGTAGCGGAGTGAGTTCTTGTGGAACCACTCGCCGAACCTAGACTTGTTTGACCCGCGGTTCATGATCTTTCTGATCACACTACTCGCATAGGTAGCTACGTCTTCGATCGTTGGTTCTGTATGATCCTTGACCGGGAGCCCCTCCTGGAGCTCGCGGACTGCTGTGCCTAGCGAATCGATTGCTTCCATGATTGATTCCATATTAACAATCCCACTTTCTCAGGCTCTTATTGATCCTGCTGTTAGGGTCTCTGGCAGTCTTGGCCGAGGTCAACTTCTTCTTCATGCCCGACATTCGGGCACAAAAAGATTTACGCCTCGCAGCCGAGGTCTCCGATCGGGCAGCCTGCTTCCTGCTGACCGGGGCCTTTAGGTTCCCGCCTGTAGACCGATTGTAGCTACGACGTCCTGCCTCATTCAGCCCACCTTCTGGGTTTTTGCCCAGGGCCCTTTGCCATGCTGGACTATCGGCCATAACCAACCTCCTTTGCTGTTAGTTTTGACTGCTCAAACGCCTTCGCGGTCGGCGCTCCTTTAGAGCCGGGTTTCCTCATTTTCTCTTTCGAGCCAGCTTTAATCCTGGCCCTCTTCTTATGTATATTTGCGTACAGTCCTGGTTTCATTTTTATTACTCCTTTGGTTTATTGTTTACTGCACACCTTTGGGTTTGAATTTTTTGTCAAAGCACCACAAGGCTAAACAGTGCTGAAAAGCACTCCAGCCGTCTTCCAACTCCTGCTCGCTCCACTTGTAAACAAACGGAGCGGAGGGAGTCTTGGACGATAGTATCACCGACATGCAGTGCACTTCTCTACCAAGGGCCTTCCTATAGGCCCCTAGTTGCATGGCGTCGTGCGCATAGACCGGGCGCCTGGATGCTGTCACCTTATCCGGATCGAACGATCTGTTCTTCAGATCGATTAGGCATGTGCCATGCTCGGAGTGATCGATCAGCGCGTCCGCCTTCCCGGCGTATCCAGCACCGACCAGCACCTTCTCTTCCCAATGGGAGGAGATGACCTCAGAGTTGATCCACTTAACCATGTGCTCTGCAAAGGGGAGCAGATCCTCTCGAATCTCAATATCCTTTACGGATACAGGCTCCTTCTTTTCGCGTAGCAATGGTAGCAGTCTCTCCTGGACGTCGTGCATAGCAGTGCCATGGTTCGACGCCTTCTTGGTCACTGCCTTGCTCAACTCCTCAACTGCCGAGGCCCAATCTTCCAGGGTCTCCCCGGGAAGTCTCGGGCGCTCGTCGGCTGCGAGCAGGCATTGAGAAATTTTCCATGCATTCAGCTGAGGGGCGTCCTTCACTTTCATCACCGAAGTGACCGACGGTAACAAATGAATTCCCTCCTTGGCTAGCTTCCTCACGTCCCGGAGCGTTGTTGGACGATCGCGCCCTTCAGCGTCCGGGACAGTGTGGTAAGCCTCTCCGTCAGTCGAGTACCAGTGCGCAGAGAATTCCGCGGTCACCAATCTCGTTGGCGTTTCCGAATATGTAGAGAGTTCTAGTGCCATTATAGTTCTGCTCCTTCCTTCAATTGATCAGCAATACCTTCACCTTGGATGGCAAGTTTGGCCGCAAGAATCCACGACTTTCTCGCAGCCCTGTCAGCCATTTCCTCAATTTCCTCTCTTTCTTGTGCTCCTATATGGAACTCAAACATCTGGAACCTCGAAGATATTGCGCTCGCAAATATGTGTATCGCTGCATACTCCATTTTTGAGAGACCATAATTTCTTGTGTCCGGAAACGCTCCGTCCGTCCAAATTAAATTCTCTTCCATTAGAATGGTGCTCCGTCGTCGGTCGCCGCGGTCGACTTGGCCCCACCGAGTTCTTTCGATAGAAGGATTTTTTCCTGGAGCCACTTGGGCAAGTTAACAAACTCGCCACCCTGGCCCTGCTCAATCTCATACGAGACAAGATTGTTTACTCGCTCAGGAACGACCATGCCCTTGGGCAATTTGGATGCCGATCCGATCGCAGCGTAGGTCTTGCCGGACACTTGGCTAACCTTGTGAACTACGTTGAGCAGTGCCGACTTCCCAAGAAAGTCCGTCACTTTGAACGATGCAAGTTGCTTGGCGTTGAGCGCCGATCCTAGCCAGCCTTCAACGAACTTTCGAAGCGACGCCTTCGGTCCGATCGACGCGGTAAATTCCGCGGAACAGACCAACGGCTTTTTGATGATGGTGACCTTACCATTCTCCACTTGCTCGAAGTCGTCGTTCTGATCGCAGATCTCAAACCCGATCCGGATCTTCTTCAACTCCTTCGTCTCACCTTGGTAGGTGCTCTTTTGGGTTCCGAGGTCAACGACCGAATAGCAGATTGCAGGATGCGCTCCCGCTTCTACGATCGGTCTTTCTTTTGTGCTTTTCTCGCTGAGTACTAATGCCATATGTGTATTCTCCTTTTATGGTTTATTTGGGTTTATCTGAGGTGAAGTCTGATGAATGTCTTTTGCGTGTGTGACTGCTGGCAACACGATCGGAAGACTATTATTCACTAAATTGATCCAATCCTTAAATTTCATTGTGACGTGCCATTCGGTTTGATTTCTTCGATGACAGACGATAGGCGTCTTACCAGTTTTTGAATCGTTGGAAGATTGTTGCATCCAATCGTAAATTTTGGTTTGTTGGCAGTACTTGACCTCGACGTGGTAGGGCCAGAATTCTGATTCGACCAGTACATCACTAGCTCCCCCATCCGGTGACCCGCAGAACTGCTGGGCGCGCCTAGCCTTCCATCCAGCCTCACTGAGCAGGCTTGATACCTCGCGTTCACCGCGTTTCCCCTTGTTGCGTGACATTTTCCCTCCGCCCATGGTGACCTCCTCGTTTCAAGATCACCGGACTCTGCCGAGACACGGCATTCGAGTCAATATATTATTTTAGGGGAATTTTAATTAGCTTGACTTGCTATATCTTCGACAAACTCATCCAGGCAATTGAGTCTTCTGGAGACGCGGAACGTGTCGCTTTCATTTTTCTTGAATCAAATACCCACAGCAAATCCTTGTCCAGCGCGACTAGGAATATTAGGTCGATGCACTTGCCGTACTTCCTCTTGTCGACTCCGCGCCCGGTGCTGAACTTGTAGCTCGGGCCCCTTCTGCCACTGCTGTGCAACCTTGGAGATCCGCAAGATTTGACCTGGATTCTTTTGAATGACCCATTCTTCTCCGCGACAATATCGTACCCGGCGTTGTCCTCAAATGGGGTCAACACGTTCCACCCGGAAGCGAGGAGTCCTGCGATTACCCTAGCAACTCCTACTGCTCCTGTCTGACGATTACCCGGTTGGGGCATTCCCGAAAAGCCGATATCTGTTCGAGACCCTATTCTGGAGACCATTGAGGAACTTTTTACGTTCCGGGTTCTGCTCCGCAAGCCTTCTCTCGTAGGTCATCTGCTCGACAGAAACGTTCTTCATTACCTCGGATGGGTTCAATCCCTCCAGGGCCTTGAGCGTCTGAGGCCCAAGGGCTCCGTCATCCTTCACCCCGATTGCGCGTTGCAGGAACTTTGTAGCACCCGCCGGCCCCCTATTGAACGTTAGGTCCTGGAAAAAAAGTCTGTAAGGTTCTGGAAGTTTAGACGTGATGGGCCTGGTATACTCTACGACGTACTTGGCCGCGGCGTCTCGACGTTCTCCAGGCGGAAGGTTCTTCAGCATCTGCGCGGCCGCGGGATGATACTTGTCATTGATCCCGGCGACTTCATAGCTCCCGCCCATGTCCCCGGAAGGAAGATTGTAGACCATGACGTTTCCGGCCTTGTCTTTCCTAGCCTCCATATCAACTGTTGCTAATGCTGCTTCGTATTCGTTCTTTGGGACCTTCGGCCCCATCAAGTTTTGATCCTGCATAATATTTTTACTCACTTCGTCCTCCATTGCTCTTTGTGTTGTCTCTGCCCGGATATCGTCCATCGACGCAGCCGACCGCATGCGCTCAGACATGGCGACTAGGCGCTGACCCTTCTCGTCGGTCCACCCCACCTTCTGGGGCTCCTGCATTGGCCTAGATGCGTTTTGCCTGTCAAATTCTCCAGCCCCAAATGGGGTGAAATTTCTGCTTGCGCTTAGTTCCGGGATCTGTGTTAGAATGTTTGCCATGAAGAAAATCCTATTGGTTACAGCATTATCACTCAGTCGTTGTTTCGCCGGGGATCTCCTCCTGGACGAGACAGGAACCTACTCCGGCATGTTGGATCGGGGTATTCGCACAACAAGAACAGGGGCTATTGACGGAATGGTTTCTAGGAACAGGGGTTGGGTTAGCAATCGGAGCGGAAGATTTGACGGTTTCATTACAAAGGACGGAACCGTGTTTGATTCCCGCGGTAGATTCTCCGGGTTGACCGATAGGCTCAAAGACGTCGAGTGAGGTCATTTTTTGGCCTCAAGTTGCCTTGCCACAATTCCCTGTGATTTCACAGGCGTTGGCCCTGTCTTCTCAACATCTGAAATTGGATAACCATACTTTACTCCGCCCCTTTTAATATCAAACTCAGATCCGCTAGCCACAAGATGCTTGCCTTGATCTGCCTTGAATTGAGCTTGGTTTTTGTAAATCACTGGTTCTCCTATTGTCGCGTATCCAACAAGTTCTGCTTTCCCTACCCCTGTTCTTACAATTCCAACGCGCTTCCCAACGTAAGGTCGTAAACTGTCAGAGTCCCTTGTTTCAATCGTCTTTTCCCCAGCTAAAATCTGGCCTGTAAAATCTTGAGACGAGTCGTTAATATTGATTCCGACGGATGGTTGTTTTTCTGCCTCCAACTGCTTTTTAATTAAACCAGATTTTTCGCCTTCTTTTATCTTTTCAAGCCTTCTGCGATTGAGCTCTACCTCAAGCAGAATTTCTTTTTGAGCTTCCGTTATTTTTGATCTGACTTCTGGATCTTCTTTTCGGATTGGTTGCTCTGGGGCAAACTTTGCAAAGGCTTCTCGGAGGTTTTTGACGTATTCCCCACGATACTGAATGAGCCTCCGAATTCTTTTACCGCCTCCTCTGGCGTCAAAAAGACGAAGGAATGAATTTCCGGAGGGTTGTTCTCTATAATTCTGGCCATAGGACTCAATCTTGCACGGAGTCGGCCTAATGTCAACCTTGCCCAAGCCTTGTTCTCGCACCCATTTAGCCATCACGTCTCTAAGGGAAATTGCTTTTTCCTCTGTAAATCCCTTTGGAGCGAAATCCTTCCCCGCATCTGCAATGAAAATTGTGTCATATCCGTCCACAGGAAATGCATTCATGCCCTTGATCTGATCCATTTTTGCCAAGGCATTAAGATTTTCCTGGGTGAATGGAGTTTTATCAAGTTTGCGAATGTAAATTCCATTACTCGCCCTTCCTCCCTGCCCATTGATAACAGACATTGCCATGGTCTGCTCAGAGACATACGCCAGACCGACCGTAAGCATGTCAGCAACTTCCTTGCTCCCCATTGCCCGAATCATCATTGCCGGAGATGCCTCTCCACCAAAATAACCCTTCCCGGACGTGATACTTACTTTCCTTAAAGATCCCCCAATAATTCCGACGAGATCATTTACCGTCTTTTCTATTACAGAAGAAGTAATTGAAGCCTGTTGATCTGGCGTAAGTTTGCCAAATTCTGGAAACATCCTTGGCAGAACTGCTCCGGAACTGTAGTTGACTTCGGCATAAATGTCTCTTGTGTTCGTCCGAAACGAGCCCTCAGACGTTCCCTCGTTAAGTCCGTATTGACGCAATATTCTCATCCATCCAACAGCCTGCGCCTGGGCGGGTTTCCAATTGCCTCCCTCCCAGTTTTGTTCATTCAGAAAATCTGTGAGCTTATTTCCCCAAACTGAAATTCCTTCGTATTGATTCGCCCCGGGGCTCCCGCGCATGTCAGCGAAAATTGTAGAAGATTTTTCACCGGGTTGCTGAATTACCACTTTCTCGGGAACCTTCGTTGTTTTCCCATTGGCCGAAACAACCTTGAATTCAGATGCCTTGAGCGAAACTGGTTTGCCATTCATAAAAAGATTGTTGTCTTCAGAAAGGGAAATTAATCGAGTCAATGTTTGCTGATCGACGTGACCACTATCGCGTCCAGTGTGAACATCAGCTACAAACGGTTGCCCTCCTCGGGGATCGTCCCCCATGAACGATCGTGAAGATCTGCCAAGACCGGCATCTGCAAAATCTGTTAACTTAGGCCCATACCCGCCCTCCGGGGTTTTCCCTCGCAGAATTGCTTCTACCTTGTCGTCGGCAAGTCCACCCTTGAGAAGTTTTCCTGTCTTTTCGTTAACGCTAATGATGCCATCGATCCTGTCCATGGCCCTAAACATAATTCCAAGAGCCTGGCCTGGAGATGCGTTCTGTTGGCCAGCAAGCCAAGAAACCATGTAACGTCCTGGGTCTTCGTCGAATCTTCCCCTAAATTCCTGTGGCAAGTCATCGTACCATTTGCGGAATTTGCCGATTTCGTCGGAAGTTAACCATGCGTTTGTTTCTCGTTGCCAAGCAGAAAATGGTTTACCACCATCTTCAGCGCTAGATCCAATTACAATTGGCTTTCCATCTCTGGTAGTAAATTCAGTGAGTTTATTCTTTGCCACACCAGTGCCTTCTCGCCTTGCTAGCCGAAGGTTGAGGTTTTTCTCTGGATTCCCGGCTGCCTGGCGAAGCGTTGCGGTAAACTCTTCATCAGTTAGTTGGGCCCTTGCTGGTGGAGTTGCAGGAGAAAAACGAATGTCCTTTGATTCTGGATTAAATCTCATTGAAAGCGGAATGACGTTACCCCTGGCGTCGTAGGTGACAGGGTCGGCGGATTTGATCTGAGATGGATCGAATGCAACGTATGACAAACCAGCACCCTCACGTTCATTTTTATATACCAATCCGTCATATCCATTTTTCTTCAGAATCTTAACAAGTTTCGATCCAATTTCCTGTTCCGTAAATCCTGGTAGTCTTTCGTATGCACTCTCACTAAGAATTCCATCCGTAATCATCTTGTCGGCCAGATGATCTGGAGCAAACGAACCCATGTGAGTTACTTCGTATGGGTTTTTGATTTGCAAACTAAAGCGACGCAAGGATGGCTTTAGTCCGCCTCTGTAATCGTATTGAGTAGATCTAAATTCCGCCTGTTCCTTTGTTCCAAAGTGGAATCCCATGCTAGATAGTTCAGTTCGGTATCTCGGGTCAAAAGTAGTTGCTGATTCCTTAGACTGATGCCATTGGTTTGTAAGATTGTATCCAGAAGAAGCTGCTACTTCGTCCACCATTTTCTGCGCTGTCTCCAAGTCGCCATTTTTAACAGCAGCCATGTATTCTCCGTCAGACTTTGCCGATCTAATTGGTTCGCCCGGCGCCAAGTTCGCAGCCTGTTTCTGGTAGTCGAAGAAGAATCCTGTACGCCCTGTATCGCGAGAGTTGGCAATACGGTCCAGGCGATAAGATTTCACCAGGCTCCCGGCTGGACGACCTTCGGCTGCGTACATCGGATTCGCATTTTTGTTGGCAATGTTTGTGATGCCGAATAGGTAGTTGATCGCATTGCGCTTATCGATCCCGATCCCTGTCTCCCCCGGCCTTTCGTTGGCATGGTTGTCCAGGTACTGCATGACGTCCTTTTCGTAGGACGCCAGGTCTCCGCCCCACACCTCATTGATCCGGCCCTTGCCACTTCTGGCAAAATCAAGCATGCGACCGCGCAGAGCAGATATGTCCACTGCCTGCGCCAGGATGTTCCCGGCCTTAGATAAGCGCCAACCCAGGAACGCGATCTCGGATTGCCCCACCTTAATGTTGCCTAGCCCGCGCTTAACAGACTGAGCCCAGCTACCATCCTCGCCTGTTCCGACCTTTTGGTACCAGACAGAATATGTCTTACCATCCCGGCGACTATCTTGAAGGGCCTTGGCTACTTCTTTTGTAAAATCATTAAAACTGTCGAGACTGAAGAATCCCTCTGGGAGAGTATTTCCACCGACGTATGGTTTGCCGTCAGACTGAATCTTAACGCCAAACTCGGGGCTCCCGCGCTCTAGGACCGCGTGGGGATCGTACATTTTGGCAACGTCCGCCACCCGGGCCTTGTCAACTGCTAGGATCGATGCTGGGTCCTTGGCCCGAATGGTACCGTCCGGGAACCTGACAGCAAAATCGTTCTCCTCTAAATTTGTCTTTCTATTGCGAGTAAACTGAATCGCTGGATTGTTCGCTAGGTTTTTGTTCCCTGGCCCTGGAACTAGCGTCACGTCCTTCTGCTTCTCTGCCTTCTCTAGTCCGTCAAGATACTTGTCGCGGTCGCGAAACCATCTTGTCGTGAGCTCACGCAATTGCTTTGACGGAACCAGTGGATTGTCCTTGAAAAGCGTGTCAATATTCGTCGGTTTAGGCCCGGTCGTGTCGATCCCGAACCTGGCAAGGAATCTTCCGACAGGAGCCAGGTATCCTTCCTGAAGCGAGAGCAGATCTGTGCCAGGAAAAGTTTTGCGCCTGAGAGAATCAAGATCTCTTCCTCGGGTTTCTCCAACAAACTGTTCGGCAAGAATTTCGTCGGAGATCCAATCTAGGTCGCCAGCCCCCGGTTCTGCCCTTTGAGATCCCTCGCGAAGCTCGTTCACCTTCGCCCTAACCTCGGTTTCGGTAGGAGATCCCCGGCCTTGGCGTTCGCCTTCTATCAGTTTTCTGGCGTACTCGTTGCCTCTTTTGCGAAGACCTTCAGGACCATATTCTGCCATGACTGCCATGCGTCCTTCCGATTTATTTATTATTGGAGACTTGGTTATGACGTGCCCTGCCTCATGTCGAAAGGTGTCTCCGCTCGCCCTCTTGTCATCCATGTTTATCAGCAACCTAAGTTTTCCACTTTTGTCTGGGACTCCTTTCACCACACCCGCTGCATTGATCCCGGCATTCTCGGGCCTCATAAAAGATTCACGATTGTGGAATTCGATCTGGACGTTTGGGTCCATCATTTGAAGAGTCGCTGCGTCCAGGAAGGGGCGATTGTCCTTGCGGATGTAGTTGGCAATGCTTTCTACATCCAGCCCAAGCTCGGCTTGTTTTGCAAACAGCCTGTTAACGTCACCCTGCTTTGCTAGGGCTTTTCTAGCTGGCTGTTGGGAAATGCCTCTAAATCCTCCTCCAATTGCTCCCATCCTAGATCCAATTGCCATTCCTCCGCCAATTCCCTCTTCTTCGCCACCCGACGCAACGTAACCCAACCCTGCGCCGACGACAGTTCCCTTTGCCGATCCAACTCCCACGTCTAGTCCAAGTTCAGCAGTTTTGGCAGTTATTGGAGACGATAGAATTGATGTGTTCGCAGCCCGGCGCAACCATTCTGGATTCTTCTGATTCTTGGCAACTCTCTGCATAAGGTTCATGCGAGAAGGTCCTGTCATTGCTTCTTCGCCCATAATCCTCGCGGCCTGGGCTCCTTTCTCTACAACCTCTGCTCCAGCCCTAGTCGCGGCAATCTTGGCTCCAACTGGAAATGCACCTGGGATGCCAACGGCAGCCGCTCCGGCAGCCATAGCTCCGGCAGTCTTCGGTGCTGATACTGATGGGAAAACGCGCTGAATGCCTTGCCCAACCTTTTCGACTCCAAGATCAATCACGTTTCCGACGGCCCTAGCGCCAGTTTCAACTCCTTCGGCAATCTTTGTGCCAACCTTTAAACCCCTGCTTGCTTTCGATGCGACGGATGCAGCCTTAGCTCCAGGACCAATAAATGGGGCAAATGTTGTGGGGTCGAGAAACATCGATGTAGCCTCTGCAACGCCTGGCATGAATGACTCCTTCGGCAATCCAATAATGCTTTTACCTTGAGCCCTTTCGGCGTTGATCTTGTCAACTGCCTGCATCTGATAGTTCTGGTCAATCGTCTTTTGGTTTAGATAAGATTTGTAGTCTGCCTGGAGACCGAGCGCCCCAGCGGCCATGAATGGAGCCTTTTCAATAAATTTAGATGCTCCAGCAGCAGTTGTGCCAAGATCCATGGTGCCTCTGGCTAGGGCCTCGGCTGCGGTTGCTAAAGGCTTTATCTCGTCGCCAAATTCTGGTGGCTTTTTATAATACTCGGAAACTTCTCTGAACGCTCTTCCGGCAGCATCCTCTATGCTTCTTTTCCCGCCCTCGTATCCTGTTTCAATTTTCTTGCTAAGTGTAGGCTCGGTTTTTCTTAGAAGAAGAAACTCGTCTTCACTTGCTATAAAGTTTGGATCTGACTCGTCTTGAGATCTGATGAATTCAGCAGAAGTCAACTCGTCCTCAAATATTGGTTTTGAATCTACGAATCGGACCTTACCTTCATACGATTCGTGGACGATCTTTGCCTCGTCCTGCGTGAACTCAAACTGAGGATTTTCGCGATACTGGCGAAGCAGATAGTTTGCCGCTTCGCGTTTATCCCGGATGATTTCGTCGGCCATGACCGACTAACGGTTTGGGATTACTCTTCGAGTGCGAGGATCGTATCCGCCAAATCCTGATGGACTCATCGGTTGCGATTGCTGTTGCATTGGCGCCTGGTACGGCTGTTGCGCTTGAGTTGGAACGGTTGCGTCTTCTCTGTTCCTCTTTGGCAATTCAATTGTCCTGCCGGAAATTCTTTTGTAGTCGTTGGCCTTAATATCAAGTCGATCCCTAAGCATCTTAATTCCTTCGAGAGTCGTCGCAGTTCTAGGGCCTGCAATAGGCAGATCAAATCCAGGAACCTCAACCGGACTTGTTCCCAATGCCATCGTCTCTAGGAATGATTTGACTTCACTTTCTCTTGCGACAGATCCTGGGTCAAGCGCCTTAGCTAAAGCCACTGCAAGGAAATACGGTTTCTGACGAAGGGCCGCGCTTCCTTCTGGATTTGATATTTCGTAATTGCCATATTTCTTAACCGTGTCCTCAAGTTCGTCTGCCAGCCTATAGGCGTCGGTGGCATTCATCTCGAAAGCGACATCGGCAGCGGTCAATTCCTTGCCCTTAGCCTGAATGGACTTTTTCGCCATGTCGACCGTCTTCATCTTCATGTCCCTCTTGATCGGATCAGTTTCTAGTCCTGCCATTCTTTCGTATCTGGCAACTCTGTCCATCATGCCTTCAAGATAGTTATACTGGTCCTCTTCCGGTGTTCCGGCTGGAACATTCAGGCTAGTTCCGGGAATTGTGGTTGTGCCAGTTGTCTCGTAAAGAGTTTGCATTAGCGCAGCCCTTCTAGCCGAGTCTGTGGTCTGCATTAATTCTTCCGCTGCCTTTTGTGCGGTGTCTGCTGGATAGAGTTTTTGCTTCAGCATTTCAACGCGAAGTTGACGATCTTCATCTTCAACAGCCTGAGCCCTTTCTGCGTCCGCATAGTACTTTTCGCTCCAGGGCATCGTGACTAATGGTCTTTGGATTCTGTCTGCCATAATATTATCCTATCTTGCTGTCCATCCACTTCCGGATGATTGCCTTTATTTTGGGTTTATTGCGTATTGACTTGGCAATTCTTTCTCCGTATTCAAGATAGAAGTTCCTCAAGTTGTCTGATGCCTTCGTAAACATCCACTCCCTAAATTCAAGCCACTTAGGATTGTCGGCGCCATAAACCTCGCGAGCCACCCAGCATGCGAATATTCCTGCTGTTCCGCCCAGCGACCCAACTCCTTTGAATATGTCAGCACCAGCGCTGAGATAGTTGGGAAGTGAATTTGCAACAGAAATGCGAGATTGGGCATCAACTTGCGCCCCATAAGTATTAGCCAGGTAATTAGATTGCGTATTGTAGAGCTTGTTGAATTCACTGGTAAGGGCGACAGGAATGCCTTGATCAACCGCCTGAAAGAACGGAGATGCAGTAGATGCCTGCTGATTAAATCCACCTGGTAAAGCCTGGTTGGCCTGGATGTAGCCTTGCATTGCAGCCTGCTGTTGTGCTGTCCTTGCTTGGGCCAAATTTCCAATGCTAGGTCCTCCGGCAATGAATCCAGCCGCGGCCCCGAGCCTATTCTGTTGGATGCCTTCACGAAGTAATAGATCGCGAGCTCTGGCTGCGCCGGATGTTTCGCCAGAACCCAGGAACTGTTGTGCGGCTCCGAACCTAGCCAGCTTGCGTTGTTCTCCGGCTGCGCCGATCTGCGCGGCCTCCTGCACTGCTGGTCCAAGACCGAAAATATTGCCCCTGGCAGTCTGAGCTCCGCGAATTGCCTGCTCGTATCCGCGACGTTCTTCGGCACCAATGGTCGACCCAAGTCGAAGTTGGTTCATTGCCTCTTCTTCAATTGCGGTTCGGAGTTGTTCTGTCTCGGGAGTAGTTGTTGGCCCAAGCGGCTGAGTAGCCATATCCCTATACTGCTGACCTAGGCTAACTGCGGTGCGATAAGAATCCGGATCAATCTGATAAAGTTGCTGAGAGGCGCGTTCTTCTGGAAGTTGGAGGAATGACCTAAACGATGTGATCTCCTTTAGCGCTTCGGGACTATCCATTGCGATAGGCGTGAAATTATTTTGCATATCCTGCGCGTCGGCAACTGCGCCAGTTACGCTAGTCAAATCATTTTTTAGTTGATTGATAAAAACTTCTGATTGCGCTCTGTATGGATCTTGGGCAGGAATATTGTTGAGCAACGATTCGGCAAATTTGATTCTTTCATTGATCCCCAAAATTTGAGCATTCCCATCTTGAATAATTTTTGAAAGTCTTTTTTGTTTTGATGCATTAATGTCATTTAATATTTGGTCATCGCTAACTTGATAATTTAATTTAGAAGTTAAATCAGATTGGGCGTAATTATCCTTTGCTGAAAATACTAATTCGGACGGAACTTTTGACTGCCGATTGCTTGGGACCTTAATCTGCTGAAGAAAATTCTCAAGTGGAGGTATCTTTGCCTCAATTTCTCTTATTTTTGCTATTCTCTCCGGCGAAAGCCGCCCATTTTTAATGTATTCTTCGTCCTCATTTCTGCTAGCACCCATTTTTCTCCCAAATTCTTCAAAATGCTCTTGTGGAGGCAAATGGGGAGTATATGCTTTTGTATACCAAGTGGCATCTAGGTTTGTCTTGGCTGGGGCATTTTTAATATCCTCAATTTCATTTCTATATGAATTTACCTTATCTGCATAAGAATTTATTTTTTCATCACTTACGGCATAGAAGCCTCCAGTAATTTGTTTAATTTCTTCGGCTAAAAGAGATGTTAAGGCCATAACTATTTATTATACTTTTGGTGTTTTTGATGGCTGTAGATTTGTAAAGTATGGATCGTATGGGTCTTGCTGTTGGTTAAACGCCACATTCTGCTCTACCGATCCGTAGGGGCTGGTTCCATAAAGCTGTGCAAACTGCCTGGTCATTTGGTCGCCCAATCCTCGATTCAAAGCATACGCTTGTGGACTTTGTTCATATGCTCTGCGTAATCCTTCCAGCGTCCTTTGTGGACCATATTGACGTTCTAGCCGCAAAGCAGATTGCACGCCTGCCTGCTGATCTAATGCTGACATTTGGCGTTCTAGGGCGCGTTGTTGAGGCGTATATTGCGAACGCAGCCTGTTTTCAATAGCAGCCATCTCTGACAATTTACCGATGTAAGTGTCAACATTCATGCTATACGCCTCTGCACTAGCCCGCGCCGTCTCTCTTGGATCGGGCTGGGCGGGTGGTTGGGCAACGCGAGGTCCTGAACCCATGGTGTTAAACCCTCGCCTTTCGCATAAATTTCATATAATTGTAACTCCTTGGCTTACCAGAACGGTTAAACGTAATACGCTTACGCATGCCAAATCGCTCCCAAAGGAGCAGTAACAGGCACCTCAAGGAGATAGCACCCTTTGAGGATATCGTCAAGTCAACAAAAATATTGTCACCATTTTCCGAATGTACATAGTGGTCAGGCTTTTGCCCATCGTTTAGGCACCTGGCTAGCGCTAGCCCGGCAATCTCATCCCCATCCCTCACAATTCCTACTAGGCCCCGCATCTCAAACCAATTAAACCAATCAGCTAGGTTGTGCCACATTCCTTCCGGCACACCGGACGCCTCAATGTATTCTATAGCCGTCATATTACTTTCTGAATCTCGATCGTGTCCGGGTTGGCGGCTGCAATAATTTGACGAATTGCCATTTTGTTTGCGGTGCTTGAGATTTTCATATTCAACAGGCGCCACTTCTCGTACTTGCGAAGATCGCTTGCAATCCGCTTCTTTACTGAAGTCGGAAGGATCGCGGGAAGAACAAACGGAAGGGTAAGGACTGAACTTGCAATGTTTAGCCCGGACTGAACGCTAATATCTCCAGTGTCGACATCTCTCTGAATAAAGATATTGGCGTTGCTAGAGAAGGAGTCGTCAAAGATGACCTCGAAATGCGAGCCATATTTGGCAGCAAACGTATCCCCAAAATTAAAATCTTTTGTGCGAACATAGGACTCGTAGTTTGTTCCGGCATCCTGGTAGTCTGCCGAGACTGTTCCGGCCGGGGACTTGTAGCCAGCATACTGTTCAATAACTCCGTTTACCTTCTTGAACATTGCCCTGGTTCCGGCCTGGTTGAAATTCGTAAGAGTAAACTGCATTATCCTCGGGCTCCAAGTGCCCTCAAATGCTCCGAGCACAGTATTGTAAACTATAAGAGTGTCGTTGGTATTGTTTGATCCTGTTGGAACTGCCAGAAAATATCTATTGTCGTAATAAATTGCCGTAGAAATCCTAATTGAGTCAGTATTTATGGTCTGGATGACGTCTTTGATAACTTCTGAGATTGGTACACCTACTGAGCTAAAGTCGTCTGCAACCGAGCGGACCAAGGATCGAATTCCGTTGTCAGACAAAAACAGGATATCGCTACTCACTTGGACTGCGGTCCCAGTCGCCACGCATCCAGTGTTGTTTGATATGATGGACACGACCCAATCGGCCGCCGTTGTGGCATCGCTTGGAATATCCACTTGGAAGACTCGACGTTTCTTAAATACGATGATTCTGTTTTTATAGTATGGGACGATTGCCGTGATTTGATCTCCATCGTCTCCGTTCACGACGATGCTGTTCGTGAGGTCCCACACCGCTGGGTCGAGTATGTCTGATGCGTAAAGCGTGTTCCTAGTATCTCCAGACCCAACCCCAAAAAGCCTGTTTTCGGTATTGATCAAAAGCCTAAGATTTTGAGGTGGCGGACTTACAGTTGCTGTTGCTGTCGCTCCAGATCCATTCCCAACAATCGTCACGGTTGGGGCTGCGGAATATCCAGATCCTCCCTCGACGACGGTCACGCCTGTGACGACGCCCCCTGCGACCTGAGTAATAAGCGTAGGGAATTGTCCTCCCCACTGCGGTCCTGTCACAATTGCCGTCGCGCTAGTATACCCGGTTCCACCGCTGGTTATCGTAATTGCTCTGACCTTTCCGGCCTGTCTTACCACAATATCTCCGTCCCAATAGTGCAGATCACCGTCAGCGTCGGCCAGGTACATCTTGTTATTGAATTGCGCCATGCTCACTTCGACGGCAGAACTAACAGAATAACCGCTAGCCCATTTTTGCGTACTCGTTCCAAACAGGCTTGTGTTTGCGATCCATGTTGAATCTGCCGGGTGTATTGTCGCGCTACCGTTTGAATTGATACTGTAGAATCTTCCGTTTGTCACGGTAAGCAGTTGCGACGTAGATCCTGTTTCGTAGTACCGCATCCCACCGATAGATCCTGTACCGCTAGTCGCCCCGGTGGCAAAGCTAGAAGTTCCGACCCTGGTCTCAAGATTTCCCTTTGGGGAAAGGGTCATATTGTACAACTGCTGGACTTGGTTTTCACCAAGCAGATCAGACTGCAGTCCGCTAGCCTGGCCCCCGGTAAAATTGCGAATTCCTTCGAAGGACAAGGCTTCGTCCAAATTGTCCTGGAAGTATGGCACGGACTAAACTCCTATGTCTGTGATGCTGTATTCGCCTAAACTTGACGGTGTGATGACCTTTATTCCTCCGACCTGGCTCATCTCGTACTGTGCCATCTGCGCCAAGTCAGCATTTGCGGTCGATACCACTGCCTGGGCCTTGGCGTACTGACGCTCACGCTCGAGAGCGTCGGCATGAGTAAGCGCCAAGACAACGTGCTGGACGTGGGGGAGGCGCAACTCGTCGTTAAGTGCCGATCCGCTCGGAGGAAACTCAACAATATTATTCTGCCTTGTAACGCATGTAACTTTT